GAAAACTTCTCCTTCAACTAATAATTGCCTAAAAAATTCCCACCCTCTATTTTTGAGATCAAAATATGTAACAAATTTATCAAACTCTTTATCTAATAGTTCTTTTTCATCTACTGTTAGATCAATGTTTTTTAAATGCAACTTTGCTAAAAAACCAGAGTCATCTGGGTTAATAGTTTCATCACATATTTCATCTAATGCATCAGCTACTTCAGAATAAGCAGCCATTATTCTATAGTCTCTTAATCTACCTGCTTTATCATCTTGTACATTGGCATACATGACGTCGCCAAATGTTGTGTCTTTCTGAAAATCGCCTAGAGGTAAATTATTATAAGGATTTGAAGAAGATACAGAAGCCCGGGCTAAAGCCTCTGCGCGCCGCATTCCTGCTTTTGCAAAAAATTCGTATTTCGGGTTTAGAGATTGATCCTCGGTTCCACCAGCATACGGTAAACGATTTTGAATGTACTGTATTAAGCTTCTCCCGAATGTTGATGCGCGCCCGTCATTAGTTACATAACTACGGTTTTGATCTGCTGAAGTTGATGATCCGATGCCTGGCATATGTTTATATATTTATGCCATACTGATGATAGAGCTACTGGCTTGATACGAAGAAGCCCACCCGGCTATATTTCGAACAATAAATACAAACCTACCACTAGGAGCAGCAGTATTAGTAGCAGCTCCACTTAATGTAGAGGTTGGTAGGTGAATTGTAGCCACGCTATCGTTAAGTATGGTGTAAAAATCAGAATTAAGTTTATATCCGCTTATCTCGTCTGATTGAGCTGATGTTATTTTTTGATAATCTGTAACTAACGAAACACCTCCTGATATAAAATCAGTAGTGTTTGAGCTTAAGAAAATGTTAGTGGCTACATTAGAGGGAAACTGACCTGGTATAACTTTACCAAAGCTAGTTCCATATAAAAAGAAGTTATTATCTTTACCTAATTGAATGGAGATTACCTCTCTAGGTGCTATGGTAACACCTGTTGTGGTGTAAAATATATTTGTAATAGAAGGTATACCTGACAAGGCGCTTTTCATCAAATAACTAGAAGGAACTCTTGAGTTAAATGATGATAATACGCTAAATCCTAGTTGTTGGTAAGAAATTCTCATGTTAGTTTTATTGAAGGCTCCTAGGCAAATTCTCCCCAGGTAGGCTCACCATTCTGTTTCTAAGGCCCACTGTAAATATGTTATTATCCACTTTAAATGTCACAGGAACAGTATCCTTCTGTTCCGGAAATAGCCATCCCTTTATGGTAAATGAGGTGTCAACTGTAATTCTAAATTTATCATTGTATGTAGTGTCTGTAGGGCTGTTATAAGTAAGATCACCTGACCATAATACCTCACTTCTAATTTCTTGGACATAATTAGCTCCGTATACACTCGGGACTTTCCATGATAATATTATATACGGATTAGAATACGGTACAAAATTTGAAATAATTTGGTCAACATCGGACATATATCTAGCTAAAATAGACATGTTAACCTCCAGATTAACAGGTGTAGGCATTAAGAATACTGAATCTTCCTCATTATTACTTGCAATTTTTTCAGTAGGAATAAGTGCCGGGGCAATTTTGTTAAAAACACGGGAGTCGTCTCTTTTAACGCTAGCTAAATCTACTGCAACTACTGGGAGGGTAAGATTTTGAGCCTTATTAATAATGTCATACATTACCCTATGCTTAGGGGCAAATACATAGCGAACTTCTATTTCTTGCTTAGCCTCTCGATTCTTGTTAAATCGTTTAATTATTACGTCATCAAATGCTGCAATAAACTGGGTAAGGAGATCTTTAATCTCAAAATGGAATGCTTCATTTTTCACTTATATATATTTATTACAAAAACCTATCAATAAAATATTTCGGTAACTTATGCTTATTATTTACAACACTTTCCACTATTGCACCATCAAGAATATACGTAGTGCAATGATCTTTTTCAGATCTGACACCTCTCCCACATGATTGAATTAATGAACATAGCATTTTGTTTGTATACCAATTAAAGTCACCTTTCATTAATTTTTCAATTCTTTTATCTTTTGTAGGTAAATATGGCGCTTTAACAATAATTTGAAATCTAGCTAAATCATCTTTTAAATCTACTCCATGTGACATAGAAGGTGATATTAGTACTGTTGGGTCATTATTGCTTAAGTGCTGTTCCAATATCATTTCGTTACGAACTCCAGGCTCTCTAATTAAAAATCTGCCATGAGTTAGTTTATTTGATAAGAATGATGTTATAGTATTATTATGTGTATGTATAATACCCTTATCGTCTTTATGAAACTCGCAAATTTGCTGTATTTGTTTTACAATCTTGGGTAGTGTGCGTTTTAAGTTATGATAGTTTAATTTAACTTTTGTTGTACATCGGATAGGGGCATTCTTAGCATCAAAAGATGATTCAGCTTCAACATACTTAAATTTATCTATACCTAAACTTTTGCAAAAATTGTCCGGATCAATAATTGTAGCTGACATTAAGATCACCTTATCAGCATGCTTAAATAGATGATTTGAAAGGTTGTTTACTTTTAATGGCATAAACGTTATACCATCCTTACTGGTTTCAAATAGATATTCACTATCATTCCAGGTTTCAATAATTAATGAGAGCTTAGAATGTAAATTACGTACACTTACTATCTGCTTTCTAAGTTCGATTAAAAATTTTTTATTATTCGATTTACTATTATTAATTTTATCATGTAGCTCGTTTATTTTTTCATTTAAATCAACTAGTAAATTAGTAATCCATTTTACCACGTTTATGTTATTTTTAGAGTAGAATGGTCTTACCTGGACTCCTAACCTGTTTAACATTTGAAAGTTAATATTGCAGGAAAATTCTTTAACTAATTGATCTTCTAATTCTGCAGCTTCATCACAAATTAAATATTGCCGCTTCTTTACATGTCCCGGTAAAGAAAAAAACATGTTATAATTTAAAGCTGCAAATTTATTTGTTAGTGCATTTTGCCGATCATTATGATATGGGCATTTATGTCTTCGCCTATGATCCTCCAATATGTTTTTGGGTATAATTAATGACTCCATCTCAACATCAATATTAGAGTCAATTGTACTAACATAGTTATTTTTACCCTTTAATATAGTAACATCATCAAATAAAGTTTTATACTGGTCTTGTAAAGCTTTAGTTATTGTAAGTGCTGATGCACCTGCGGGTACTTCCTCTTCACACTCTTGTTCATGAACATAATTACCTGTATGATCTCTTTTAAATGCTGTATAAGATGATATTAGATCCTTAAAATTTTGCGACGCGTCCCGGGACGCATTTGCAAGAGTTTTTGATATAAAGCTCTTACCCGACCCGGTAGGAGCATTACATACAATAAATTTATAGCCATCCCTGAAGGCTTGATCAATATTTTTAAGTAATTTAACCTGACCTGGATTTGGAGTATAACTATTCGGAAAATAATCTAATAACCCACCTACCACACTTAATTATACTTAGGTTTCTATAGAAGTCAACACATAAACAAGGTTGTCATATAGTTTAGATCTAGAAGAACTATCTAAAAATTTTACTTTATTAATTTGCTTTTTTGGAATAAATGAACTTAATTGATAGTTAAGAATTGCCCCATCATCATAGCTATCTACTCTAAATGGGTAAGGTATTTCATATGATTTTATAGCATCATTATATTCCAGAGTTAAATTAATATGATACTGTTTTATCTGAAATATTTTAAGCTTACCTCGCTTTAAAATTTTCTTATCTGTCTTTACTACTATATCTCTTAGTAAAAACGGCTTTAAGCAATCAGTAACCTTTTCTAAGCTAACATTCATGAATTCATAAAGTTTATTTTTTGTTGAGCAGACATAGGGTATATATTTTCGTTAAAATATACCCAGAAATCATCGTTAGCAGGTATTTGACTAATTACGTTACATTGGTTCATATTAATGTTCCTATAATCTTGCATTAGAATATCCCATGCTACTACTAAATTATCAGGCCCTAAGTAAGAATAAGGCGCGCCTTTAGGAGGGAAATAATTTAGAGAGATTTTACCATTTACAGAATTTAATAAAGATTGAGACTTTGTACAGAGCATTCTTCTCGTGGGTACCTGGCCAGGCTTTATAATCCTACGAGCAAATCTTATATCACAAACATTGTTTTGAAGAAGTGAATCAAGTGTCGATCGCTGTACTATCATTTCTTCTCTTGCAAATTCCAAACATTCTTTCTTCGTTTAAGAAAATGCCCTTTTCAACTTTTCCTTTTCCTGTTACATTTACATTTGAAATAGAGACTCCCATATTATTTGGAAAAATTACAATATCTCCTTCTTTAGCGTACTTAGTATCAGGACCAGCTAAAATTATCTTACCCTTACGCCAAGCTTTGGTTAACGCATTTGTCGGTACAATAATTCCATTTCTAATTACTTCATCTCCCTGGTCAGTTTCATCAACATATTCAACTAAAAGAATATCATCAAAAATAAAGTTTAAATCATAATCTTCAAGGCCAAAATCTCCCTTATCCTTTTGCGTCAAGTCAATTAGACTCTTTGTAGGTGCTAAATTATCTATCGATGCTGTTGCCATAATAAGTTTATTTAACTAAGAGTTATTTTTTATCCAATCCTTAACGCTAATAGTTGGTAACCACCCTAAAATATTTCTCGCTTTAGTGTTATTTGCTTTAGTTTCCCGAGCTTCTGCTGGCCTAGGCGATACAAATGTATAATCACCTTTAATAAAGTTTACTATTTCTAAAATGCTGTGGTTTTTACCAGTACCTATGTTAAATGTCTCCCCTACCGCTTCTTTATTTTGAAGATCTGAAGCAAGTATATTAGCTTGTACAACATCACTGACATGTGTAAAGTCTCTTCTTTGCTTACCATCACCAACTATTGTCATTTTTTCGTTGTTATTTTTTTGTCGAATAAAAATGCCAATTACCGGGGCGTACTGCCCCTTTAACGGTTGTCTTTCTCCATACACGTTAAAATATCTAAATACTACTGTTTCTAAATCAAATAAACGAGTATATATTTTGCAAAGTTTTTCACCACAAGTTTTTGTAACTGAATAAGGATTTAAACAGTCATCGGGCATGGTTTCATTTAAGGGAATTTGGTTTTTTAGTCCATATGCTGATGAAGTTGAACTGTAAATAACTCTCTTTACGCCTGCTTCTCGCGCGCATTGTAATATTGTACATGTACCTACCACATTACTTTTTGCCGCTAATATAGGATTTTTTAATGTTGGCTGAATTCTTGCCTCAGCTGCAATATGATATACAATATCTACATCATCAAAGAGGGGGCGAATATTTTTATAGTCGCATATATCGTACTTATGATTTGAACATTTATCATTCCAATAAAAACTATTATGAGCATCACTTGATTCATTATCAATAACTATCACCTCATCATAAAGTTTAATTAATTTATCTACTAAATTGGAACCAATAAACCCAGCACCACCGGTCACTAATACCCTACTCATAATTCTTTATATATTCTTTAAGCTCCCTTTTTGATATATTTTTATTTTTAGCTATAGCGGCTAAATTTTCCTCTTCCTCAGCTTCTTTTTTATTTTTTTTGATGTACTTTATTTTTTTCCATTTTAGCTTAGGAATAAAATAATAATACATCTTATAACTTTTTTGTTTGTCGTCAAAGATACCGCTAAATTTATTAAGCGTTTCATTTACAAACACCGACATATCTTTA